GTTGTTTCCAAAATGGAAACAGTTGCTTTTTAGTCGTATTTAGCTATGTTTTTTTCAAAAACATCTAATTCAATTTCAGTTTCATGGCAGAGTAAAAGCAAGTCGTTTGGATAAATTTCGCAATGTTTCTTGGAGTTGTAATATATAGAAAATTCTAGCAAGAAGTTAGCACGGCTGTTTTTAAATAAACCTAAAGCAGCCATTAGTGTATACAGACCTGTTTTTCCCTTTCCATTATTATAATCGGATGATGAAACTCCCATAAACTCATGGAATATTTCGTTATATTCCATGCTTTTTTTAGATTTATAACTAAATATCCGTCCACTGTGTGCTGCTCTGTTTCTATAGCTATGAATCAAATTGAGCGATTGGGAAAACATATTTTTTACAGATTCGGTTATAAAACGTGATTCTAAACCGAAGCATATTGATATGACACTTGTCTTTTCTGCTGGTTTTAGTAGTTTATAGAAAGTTACTAGATTTCCAAATGTTGTCCCTTTTAATAAGATCCATGGAGGAATATTTCCGTGGCAATCCCGATAATGTTTGTAGGGCTCTAAATCATCATTTATGATTTTATCGAATTTATCAAATAACTGATACAAGGGATAGCGTGTTGAACCTTCCCGTTTTTTTCCACGCATATAATTTTTTGGTTTTAGATAATCAGATTGCAATTCTCCAAATTGTTCTGCAATGACATAAGCAATGGCTGTGCGCAATACCAGTTCAATTTCAAGCGTTGCTTCCATTATGCCGTTTCTAAATTCTTTATCTAACTGATACAGAGATAGTAGATGCGAGAATGTTTCCCCATCAGTAAAACGTTCAGTTTCGGCTTGTGTATTTAATAAAAATTGTTTATAGCCATTGACAATTTCATAGTATCCATAGAAAGATAGGGATTGTCTAGCTAATAATTCATCATCTATAACTAGGTTCCTATCTTTTAATATTTCCAGTTGCTCATCAATAGTTTTGAAAGGTTTTGTCATATATTTAAGTTCTCCATATAGTAAAAAAAGCCCCATACGTAGTTGTATGAGACTTTCATAAGATTGGGCACGACGGCACCCGTTCATTAAGATTAAATCTAGTATAAACTAAAATAATCTATTTTTCAAGGGGAAAGTCTCATTTTTTTAAAGTATTTTGTTAAATTTGGTTTTACTCCCCTCTATACACCCCGACAACTGCATAAATCTTGATGTGTGTGTCTTCTGCTGGTGGGAAGTCTAGGATGATGTCTTCATACTTGTCATTGAGGGACACTAGGCGTAAGCGTCCGTTTTCGGTATATATCTTCTTGAAGTAAGAACGGTCTCCGTATGCGATGACTGCTAGATCTCCATTATAGGTGGTTAGTCCTTTGTCTACTAAATAGAGAATGTCTCCATCTTGGTAGTCGGGTTGCATGGAATCTCCACTCACCTTAGTAGCAATATCGTGGCGTGGTGGTTGCTCGTCAACCTCTATAGTCTCTCTGTCTGTATCGTCGTAACCAAATCCATAGTTAAATCCACAAGCTGCTGCCGTCTCAGAAACGACCTCAACTTGATACAAACTGATAACTTCTGATACTTCGTTTATCTTCGTTTCTTCTTCGTTTTTCTGTTCTTTCAGTTGCTTCTCGGCAAAAGTCAGGACTTTGCCCTGTCTAGGCGGTTCTAGTTGGTCGTAGATGGATTGGATTTGGGAAGTGGTAGGGGTAATTTCAATAGATGAATCTTCACTTGCAAACCTTGGATCTAAAGTCGATTTTAATACTCCAAAATAATCAGCTATCTTTTGTACATTTCCGGGTATAGGCAAAGAAGTTCCTTTTACATAGCCTGTTAAAGTGCTAGCAGGTATACCTGTCGCTCTGGACAATTCAACTTGCTTACAATTTCTATCCGACAAAATCGCATTAAGATTTGCGGAAAAGACTTTCATATCCTCTTTATCTTGAGGAGTTAATTTTCCTCGTCCTCTGGCCATTCTTTTTCTCCTTTTGTCTTTTACTATATAATAACTCTTATTTTCGTATTTGTAAATAAAAAATTCGAAAAAAATACGAAAAAATTCTAAAAAAGTATTGACATACGATTTAATTCGTAGTATAATTAAATCAAGCTTAAGGAAATAACAAAACAAAGCGGAGGGAAAGACAATGAATAAAGGACTTACAACACAAGAACAAATCGCACTAGCGAAAGAAATCTTACAAGTTAAGAACCGCAGAGAACGCTCACTTAAACTAGGAGAAATCCTAGATCGTGAAAAACTATCGTCAGATGATATGTACGAATTGTATAACACACTATTAACAACAATCAGAGTTTACGGCGACGTTATCGGATTTGATGATAAAGATTTTCAAGAAATGGCTCTTACAATCTTAGTGCTTGAAAAGGTTGAAGAGGCTAAAGAAGCTAGGGTAGCGTAGAGAGGTGCGATTCCTCTCCTAGCTGTTGCTCCAAGAGCAAAATAAAAAAGGAGGTAAGGCAAATGATGGAACACATCATAAAAAGCCTAGCAACCAAGGACACTGCAACCGTCATCTTGGCACTAGGCTTAATCAGAGAAGCTCGTCTTTGGCATAAGCAGTACTTAGCTTACAAGCTCAAAGACAAAGAGCTTAAGAAAAAGTAGAGAAAGGGGCAGAAGCCCCAACCTCTACTTGATAGTGTACCATCATTTGCCGTGAAAAGCAATGGATGAAAATGTTGGATTGATAATCCTAGCAGGATTTGTGATTGTATCTTTTACTATCCGTCAGATAGTGACGTACCGATGTAATAAAAAAGATAAGGAGTAGGATATGGAAAAAATTATAGCTTATTCTGTCGAAGAGTTGTACGAGAAGGTTGCGGAACAAGAAAAACGCATCTCAGAAATTGAAATGCGTTTAGGGATTAAACCTCAGGAAGAAACTTTAACATAAATTTAGATTTGAAAATCTGAATGATAATATCTACATAGTTTTTAAGTTGAGACAATGAAATGCTGGTACTCTTATTCCAATGGGTATAGCCGTTACCGACTATTCGGATAAAATGAAGAGCGCTTTTTAGAAGGTCGTCATCTTTTACATACCTATCAATGGCATTGTTAAAAGTAAATTTTGGATCAGATAAATATTCTTTTGTATCTAATTCAAACGCCAAGGCATAATCTTTAATTAAGCATTCGATAGCAGAGCGGTAGCCTGTTCCTGCGATGTTTTCCAATCCCATCTTTTCGGCCTCAATCGCTTCACTGTAAAATTCTACAAATCTAGGGGCGTGGTCAATGAATAGACGATCTATATCGGTAACAATTTTATTGGGATAAACAAGAGCCATAGTTGTTTTATCATCTTGATTTAAATATTCTTGGCTTGTCATGTGGTATTTCTGACAAGCTGGACAACGATGGTGCAGAGTAAAAACATAACCTTCTTGGGTATCTAATCTCCCTACCTCTTTGGTGGTTGGATTGTTTCCGATTCCACACAAAGGGCAAGTTTGAGGAATTTCGATAGTTAAAAGTTTCCCAATTGTACTGAAATAATAGTCAACAGTAGATATTTCCATAAGATTTCTCCAATCATTTTATTTTGATTATACCACATTTGAAAGGGGGTGAGGATATGAGACTGAGGCGATATTCGTTCAGTAGACAAATAAAAAACGTACTCCAGCTGCTATCTGAAGTACGCTACGGAAATTGTTCTGCTCAAACTAATAGCAGTAGTCAACAACACTTCGCTGGTATCGCCCCCAGCACTGTAGTTGAAATAGAATTTGATTCTCGATTTGGAAGACTAGTTTTTTCGACACTTTAAGAAAAAATGTCAGCTATTTTAAAAATATTGGGTCGTCTAGCTAAGACGCCGAGAAAAAATCTAGCTTCCCTATTGAACCCTGCTAGTCAGGTGCGGTAGGCAAAAGGTAACCTACAAAATGAATCCAAACTCTACTGAGACACAGTCCCCTTCAAAAATTTTGCCAATTTGCATCAGCTCCTTTCTTGTTAAGGATAATATAAATATATACTGTTTTTGAAGGGGTTACATCGGTCTTAAGACTGATTTTTGGAGAAAATTATGGAAGATAAAATCATCGAACTTGCTGATTACTTCATCAGCGAATCCACAACGTACAGAGAAGCTAAAATAGCGTGTGAGAAGCTATTGAAACAAGTCAGCCATGAGATAGAACTCAGGGCGCTAGAAAGTAGGACAGTATGAAAGAAACAATAAAAGAATTCCTGAAATTTAGAAGCCAATTTACAGTACGTGAATGGTTTGAAATTAACCAAGCCGTCGAAGCTCGTTTAAATCAAAAAGTCGCGCAGTTGAAACTGGACGACTCAGATTTAGAAATCATTTCTAAAAGACTAGAAAAAGTTATCTAGAAACGATTTGAATGAACATTGGATGGATACGATAGTCAGCACCACGATAGTGAATGTAGATATAATCCTGATGGTACATAGTGTTTGCTTCAGGTTTAGAAATTGGTGAGTAGAGTTCTGCATTTTCTTCCCACCAAATGTAAGGACTAGCCATATTTGGTCCCATTACACAATCGTCTTCGGCTGATAGATTCACCCAATTTCCGCAAAGACATGCGTGAATTTCAGTCATAACATTACCTCCTTTCTGACTACATTATAGCAGAAATCAAGGAGGACAACTATTAATACAAGGGGGTGAGTGCGTGCAAAAGATGACGCTACGAGCAATAAGAACAAATTACAACTTATCTGCAAAAGAGGTTGCTGATAAGCTACAAATACATCAACAAACACTGTTGAAATATGAGCATGATAGTTCTAAAATTCCAGTTGATTTATTAGATAAGCTAGCTCGGTTATACAATGTTAAAAAAGATTTTATTTTTTTAGGTAAAAAATACGAATTAAATCATAGTTTGGGAGAGATATAAATGCACAAGCAAGGTTACAGAAAAGGGGCTTAAATATGAGGTATGCAGTATATAATCAGGAATACCAACGAGAACTACACTCAGATGAACAATCACTCAGCTCAAAACACAGATCTAAGCTTACAAGCTAAAGGGTTGCTATTGGTATTGATGTCTAATAAGGATACATGGCGCCCTTATATCGATGAACTTTCCAAACGATCCAGAAATGGGCGTGACGCTCACAGGGCAGCTTTTGATGAGTTAAAAGAGGCTGGTTATATCCGTATCTATCGCAAGAGCTTTGGTCGTGGTAAAGGTATCCAGAATTTTCCTTTAGTTCAAGATGTACCAATTTCAGATAGTTATTGGGAGTATTGGGTAAGTAATCTTGAAAAAGAGTTGTCAATAGAATAGTAAAAGGGTTTATTTACAACTTACTGAATTTACAAAGTTGAAAAGTTCAAAAGTTGAAAAATCCGACACTAACAATAACTAATAAATAATAATAACTAACTTGATAATAATCTAGGCCTTACGGCACTAACTTAGTAATAAATACTAACTTACAACAAACTACTACTTCTCTAAATAAATAAAAGAGAGAGGTTTAAAATTTCTAATTTAGGACTTTGGTTTGGAAGGAGAAGAAAAATGAATGAACTAGGATGGTTTTACTTTTCTGTCATAATCAATCTTATCATCGGCTTTGCTACGTACTACGCTAGCAAAAGATATAGAAAAAAGCTCATCAACGAGTATAAAAAAATACAAGATGATGAGCTCGAAAGAATTAGAAATAAACTTAATTTATGATTTTCTAGAGGTCTTTTGAATGAATTTTTTATTTAGGTTTTGTTTATGACTGTTAGCTTTATCAGCTAATTTTAAAGCTTTGTCCAAATCAACCTCGCCTGCTAAAACTTTGTAGGCAAGATCATTCACCTTCATAGCCTTGTCGGTTTCGGCATCGAGTTGGGAAACTTTCTCAAGTTCTTGCAACCGTAATTCATGAGCTTGCTTGACTTTTTCAAGCTCCAAGGCATGTTGTTGTATGAGAGTATCGATCTGATAATGAAATTCTCTTTCGAGTTTTTCAACAATATGTGAATGTTCTTTAGCTTGTTTTTCAATCTCAGCTTTATTGTTAGCTTTAGACGCAACGTACGACCATAACCCTGAGATTATTGCAAGAATGACACTAATTGCAGGTTGAATAAGAACTTGATATTCCATAAGATTTCTCCAATCGTTTTATTTTGATTATACCACATTTGAAAGGGGGTGAGGAGATGAGACCAAGACGATATCCGTATAGGTTCAAATCGCATCTGATGAACATTTTAGATAGTCGCTTTTATACACGGCTAATTGTTGAAACAGAGAACGGAGCGAAAAAAATAGCAGAAGTCACATTGGATGATGTAACTACTGCTACAGGATATGTTGTAAGGCTAAGACCAAATTATGACTAGCCTTTAGGTGGGAGGGATAAAATGATTCACCATTATATAACTCATTATGCTAGCAATGGGAAAGATTACGCCGAAGCATGGATTCAAATCAATATTTTTGGAATGTGCTTTTGTGTATGGAAAAAGCGTACAACCATTGAACGATTGTACGCAAACGAAGATTAGACTTTTTTCCAGCCATTACCTTTAGCAGATGTCGGAGGGAGCCGATCACCTTTTCCGATAGTTGCGGTATGACCATTAGTAACTTTTCCGCCACGAGGACCTACCTCTACATAACGACCAGGTTTCTGATTATCTGTTCCAGGTCTTATTGGAGTATTTGCCATACTATCTCCTCCTTTCTATTGGAATTTTGACTAAAACGTGAGAGGTCTTAGTCAAGAATGATTATAGCATAGATAGCAGAAAAGCACAACATATTGTAATTAAATATATTTGTTTAACAACATATAGTGTTTTTTGAGGTGTAACATGTGGGAGCAATTAAACAGAATTATGCAGGAAAGAAATTTGAACGGACATCAATTATCTAAGATGGCTGGGGTTAATCGAAGTTTCTTTTCTGATTTGAAAAGTGGAAAGGTTAAGTACCTTTCTTGGCCGAATATATGCAAAGTCGCTGACGCGTTAGGCATCAGCATAGACGAACTAAGATAAAACAAAAAAGCACCTGACGGCAATCAGGCGCATACTTAAATATTCAACATGATTATAACACGAAAGAGAGGAAATTGCCAATGGCTTTGGAATTGTTTGGAGAAGATTTTAAAAACGAACTGTTGGAAGAACTTGTCCAGTTAAATGTGAAAGCTATGACTGAAGCTAAAATGCGAGTGGCAAGAGGCACGAACTGGGCTTCAATCAAAACGGTTCAGGAACAAACAGGCTGGGGTCGCAAGAAAATCGAAGATTTCAGAGACGCAGGAAAATTCCGCTATCAGCAAAACGCTAAAGGCGGTAAGTATTTATATGACTTGAACGACGTACTACGGTTTCAAAGTCAGTTAGCAAAATAAAGGAGAGAGAACAATGTACGAACCACCACTAATTAGCCAGCTGTTGGGAGCAGGCGCAGTGATTTTAGGATTTATCAGCGCAGGGATTCTAGCTCATCAGTTAGAAAAACAAA